CGATGTTACCGAGAACAATGTATAGTCAAGGAATTAACAGGCAGTGGCTACATGAAACAAGATATGATTATTATTTCCCAGAATTTGCACACCTAAGTGAACAGCCAGTGTTGAACGCAGAAATATATGCCTCAAGAGTCGGAGGAGTGAATTTACAGACCTTTGGATATGTAGGTCGTTATGATGAAATGAGAGTTAAGCAAGATATGGCAGTTGGAGCAATGGGAGTCGGTGGTAGTTTGGATTATTGGCATTTAGGAAGAGAGTTTGCGGAAACTCCTACATTGAACGAGGAGTTTATATACTGTGATGGATCACAGGAAGAATGGCAGAGAATATTTGCAGAACAAACGGCACCAAATTATTTGTGCCATGTTGGTAATAGAATAACTGCAATCAGACCGATACCAGTTGAAGGCGTACCGGGGTTTGTGGATCATAATTGATAGAGGGGGTATAGTTTCATGGGTACAAGCAAAAAAACGTCGT